CCGCCACCTATTGGTGGTTTTACATAAGCAGGTGCGTCTTGTTCATCTTCTTCTTTGTCTTTGTCTTTATCTTCTTCTTCTTTTTGTTTTTCTTCTTCAGCTTTTTTTGCAGCTTCTTGCTCTTCTAAATACGCTAAATAATCTTCATAGGTTTTATCTTTTAATTCTTGATAAGCTGCTGAAGGTATATCTCCTCTAGCCAAAGCATCAGCTAAAGCTTGTTGATAATAAGCTTGTGCATCTGCTTGTTCTGTTCTACTTTTAGTTTGGTAAATATAACTTGAAGCATAAACAGCAGGGTCTCTTTCATATTGTCCGCCATAAGAAGGGTTTTCAGCAAACATACCTACACCTGAATAACTAATTTCACCAAGTTCAGGAACGTTATGCACTGAATAACCATTATCTAATTCAATAACACTACCGTCCATTGGATTTTGGAACGTACTTAAATCATTTATTTGTGTTCTCGTTCCGTCTGGACTAATTAATATACCGCTAGAAGCTACCCTTCTTTCGCCCGGATAATAATTATCAGTTGAATCTGCTACATATCCAAGTTCAGGATTAGTGTTTGTATAAACAAACGTACCATCTTGAGCAGAACCTTGTTTTCCATAACCTGTTGGTCCTACTATTATACTAGATTCATCTTCTTCAGTATCAGGATCATCTTGAACAATTTGTGAAACAGCATTAGGATCAGTACCAATAATTATTTTATCCGGAGATACTCCTGCTTCTATTGCAGCATTATAAGCTTCATAAACTCCTGCATCTACTGCTGAATCTCGAAGAGTTTCTCTATTTGCTTCTACTTGAGTATATGTAGTTGCATCACTTCCTAAATATGGATTTTGACCGTGAGAACCACCACCTGATCCATATTGATAAGTAGCTTCTGAATATTCATCACTTGTAGGGTCTACATAACCTTCATCACCCGGTTGTAGTTCTTCACCAGTAACCGGATCAGTATTACTTGTTACGGTTACAGGGTCGGTATAAGGTTCATTAGCAACTACTGTTGAAGTTCCATCTTCATAAACAACTGTTGAAGTTCCGTCATTATTATCTACAACTGTACTGCCCGGATTATTAGTTAAATCACTGTCAGTCGTGTTAGTTTTTCCGTCAGTTGTGTCGTAAACTGCATCTGTATTGTAATATGTGTCAACGTCTGTATATACTTGCGTACTATTTAGAACATCGGCACCATCAGAAGTAACACCTGTTCCATACGGATCATAAATAGGTGCTTCAGTTAAAGCAGTTGGTGTTCCAAAACTGTCTAAAGCTACGTTACGATATGGGCTTAATAATTGTGTAGTTGTGGGCAACCCAGCATTGTAAGCATCTTGAACTCTACCTAACACGCTTCCAACAGGAACTGCATCATAATCGTAATCAGGGAAATTCATTTGTTGGTATCTTCTTATAGGGTCAGTTGGCACAATACCTTCTTGTTTTTCACCTGCTTGTGCTTGAGCAGCACTTATTGCTGATGCAGGGACTACTCTATTCGGAAAGTAATTAAATTCAGAATCAATTCCCGGCATATAATAACTTGGAGGTCTAAATTGCCCTTCAGGACCTGTAGGGTATGTTTCACCACCATCTTGATATGAAGGTATTTGACCGCCTTCAGCAGAAAAATAACCATAATATGGATTTCTTGGGTGTATAACCTCTGGGTGTTTAGCCCACATTTCTTCTTTTCTTTTTTCTTTTTCTGCCTTATATCTTGCCATATCTTCAAGATACTGATCTTGTGCGTTTTGTGCTGCTAAAGAACCACCTCCTATTGCTATAGGCAAATAGTTTTCCGTCATAGCATTTATAGTATCTCCAGAAAATATATTTTTTCCTAATGCACCTAATCTTTCTGTACCAGACATATTCATAAATTGTTGTTCAGCTCTTGAAGCAGCTTGCTCCGCTAATCTTTTTTCTGTTATGTTCGTTAATCCTGCTTTTTGTGCCCTAGTTGTAGCTTGTGCCGTAATATCAGCTATGTTTTGTTCAGTTAATGCCTCACCACCTAATTTAGCAATAAGTTCTTGATTGTACATATCTTTTTGAACTTCTTGGTTAATTAAATCTTGCATAGCAGTTTGACGTAAACCACTAGCAGGAATTGTTTCTGTTACTGCTCCTGCTGCATCTGTAATTTCTACAGGTAAAGCTCGTCCTAAAACTTCTTCTTCTATAGGTGCACCAACAACATCACCCATAATTTGCCCTACTCCATAACCCATAAGACCTGAAGCTATTCCTTTTTCTATATCACCTGTTTCTGCCCAAGTACCTAAAGCTGACCCTATTGCAGAACCGCCAGCAGCCGTTAACCATGTTCCACCTGCTAATCCCGGCAAAAATGAACCTCCTAATAAACTTCCAAGAATAGCCCCTATAAAGGCTTCTGGTTGTCCGGTTTTAGGGTTAACTGTAAGTGGTATAAGAGAGGCTAATCCAGCTACTTCTTGAGGATTAACGTGCATAAGCATGGTATCGCCATAGCGACCCATACTAGCTAATTCTTGTGCTTGTTTTTTAGCATCCATATTATCTTTCCTCTTTTGTTTCACAGCCAAACATATTAAAACTCATGTCTACTGCACTTGTATAAACTTTTACAACATCTGTTTGATCTAATGTCATGCCTAACACTATTGATAAAGAATCATTTGCTGAAACAGATTTATCGTAATATAAGTATTGTTTGTCATTTGCAGTGGCACCGCCTACATGAACACTTAGTCTAAATGTTATGGCAGAACCAGTTCTATTTGCTGCCACAATAGAACTAACCGTTGTTTGCGTCATATCTGGCACTGTATAAAGCGTAGTTACAGTTGTTGCAGCAGGGTCTAATTGACCTAAAACTTTTAAATTATCAGCCATGTTTTACCCCCATTAATAGGAATTGATGTCTTTTGACTGATTTACTCGTAATGCTTTCTTGCATCCTTTTTAAATTAAATACTTCATTTTCTAAAGATTGTATTGAAATTTCTATTTGTTCTCTAGTTAAAGATTCATTAGTATAATTATACTCTGGTGATGGTATTGGTAATGGTTGCAATGATTTTCTGCTCATTATCTTTTTCCGTCTGGTCTCATTTCTATTCTAAATGAACCTAATCTCCATCCATATCCAGCACCTGAACTCTCAAATCTTAATATAGCCTGTCTTGTTCTTGCTCGTATAAAAGCCTGTTGAGTAGATGAATTAATACTGCTCGTTGTTAATGTAGTTGGTGTATCTAAAGGAAAATCAACACCTTTGACTGACACAGACAACGTATCACCAGTTCCAGTTGAATCTTTAAATTTTAAATCAGGAATTATTTTAGACAAAAACATATAATGTTCTCCATCTGGCTCTAAATCAAAATCAGAAGTTTCAATAAAAGCTGTCATAGCACTACCGTCAGCATCATTGCCAAACTCTTGATTGTATAAATAATTGGTATCGCTATCTGTAGTTTTACCAGCAGCAATAGGATAATCTAAAGAATTTGCTTCTATCCAAGCTGTTCTTGTGAAGTTATCATCTGTTGTTCCAACACTCCACAAATTCTCCAAATAATTAAAAATAACATAACGATCTATTTCTGTTGAATCTTCAGAAGGATAGAACCAAATTATCTCATTTTGATCTACATTAGATGTTCCTAATACTTTATAAGCTTGTCCTAGATTAATATCTGAAAATATATAATCTTGCACTGCACAAGGTAAAGTTTGAATAGTTCCTGTATGAACGTAAAAACTTCCTCTATCCATAAAAAACACCTTATTATCGGCATTTATAGCAGCATTAGGCGAAATTATTGAAGGACCTTGCATTATTTCATTAAAAGAAAATATAAACGGTGCTCCACTATATCTCATAGAATGCACCCCGTTATCAGTCCAGATTAATATTTCTTGTCTAGTTCTTAAAGCACCTACTATTTTTGAACCTGATGATAACTTAACACCACCTGCTGTATTTATAGCTGTTGGAGTCCAATCAATAGAACTTTCTTGGTCTGACCATCTAACTAATAAAGGATCAGAATCTGAAGAACCTATTGCATTAGCTCCAAAACAAATTATATGTCTATCAATATCAGAAACCATAATTTGTAAGGCTACTGTAGGTGGATTGCTTGCTCCTGATAAATCTGTAAAAGGCACAGCTCTAGTAGATGTTCCGGCACTCTCATCCCAATAATATATTCCACCACCTCTTATATTAGATATTAGATCATCACCAAAATTATCTTGAGACCATAGCCTTAATTGACCTGAAGCAGAAAGTTCACTAACTGATCCCCATGCTCCAGCACCCCAAGTTCCAGCACCCCAACCAGTTCCTTTTACATAAACATCTAAACCAACATTAATCTCATAACTGCCATCTACTGCCGAACCTCCATTTCCACTATCGCTTGAATTAGCAGTTACTGTATCTCCTGAAGTGTCTTTAGCTGTTATTTCATAAGTATTAGTAGTTAATACTTTATCTATTGTATATTCTTGATTTAATACATTTGCTGTTATAACTCCGCCTAAAGATACAGCTTGTGCAAATGTGACCGTATCTCCTGTAACAGCACCATGCGATGAATCAGTAACAACTACCGTAGAAGAGCCATTAGTTGCAGCAAAGGTTATAGAGTTTGTAGATGTTTTTCTAATTGGAGTTATATTATTAAAAGAATCACCTTCTTTCACATAATACTTTAAATGTGTTCCAACCCCTATATAATCAGTTTGTCCTTGATCTCTATAAGAATGTAAACTTCTGCAAGTTCCAGAAAAAGAATTAATAGAATTTTTTTGCCATCCTCCTATTTTTTCAGGTCTTCCGCTACGAAATCTAACTTTATCTGCGTTATACCACCCACCTTCTTCTGCATAAGAAGTTCCTTCTTTATTAATTCCGGGTTTAAATACATATTTTTTAAGCATTATTTTTCCAATACTCTTTGTTTTAATCTTTCAGCTCTTTTTCCTACTTGCGTTGCCCATTTGCTGTCCATCATTTCTATTGCAGCCGTTTCAAAATCATTTTTTTGCATAGCAGCAAGAAATTTTTTAAATTTACTAAGTCTTGGATAGCCAAGATTAAAACCCATATTAACCATCACTCTTTGTTTGTTATCACTTAAACCTCTCCACCAATGCAGATTACGATCTAATTCACTGCATACAGTATCAATGTCTTTATTTAAACAGTCTCTAATTCTTTCTTCTGAAACAGGTGTTCCAACTGGTTTTCCATATTCTGGGTCTGTATCTAAAACTAAATGACCTACTCCTAATGTAAGAAATCCAAGATGATCTTCGTAGGTTTCTGTTTCATAACCTTCATCGAATATAATTTCTTTTATTAATTTATTTCTATCCATCATATTTTTATTATATATTGATTAAACCTTCCCCTATCAAAAAAGAACAGGAGCAGACTAGCTCTAAATTAATAGGGGTCGGCTTTTTTTGTTCTTGTGATAGACCCTTGAATATATTTATATATTCTAATTTTTCTTTTTTTCTGTAGCTTTTTCATCATTATCATAATCTCTATAAAATTTGATAATTCCTAAGACTTCTTTAATGTATCTAGTTATATCTGCCATATCCATACTTAAATGCTCATATTCAGTAGAAGATAAACTATAAAAAGCTCGTTTAGGGGCTTCTCCTTTTTTTAAATTATCTAAATATTCCTCCATTTTAGTAGGAGTTAATATCTCCCAATCGACAGGATCAAGCTGCACTTCCATTGGTAATGGTGGATGATACATAGGAGGTCTTTCAGCTATTGTAGTTACAGAAACTGGTTTAGATTTAGGTTGTATCATAGAACAACCAGAAGCTATTAATATAAAACTAACTATTATTGCTATCTTGTTCATCAAACTGGTTTGGGTCTGTTATTTTTTCTAAATTTTCTAAAACTCTTTTTGAAGCTTTATTAATTTTAGATTGCATTAATTCAGGTTTTGCTAAAGCCAACTTATCTAAATCGTGTTTAGCAAATGTTTTTCTAAGTCTATTAACATCACGCATTGCTTCTTGTTTTTCTTTTTCTAAAGCAAGTAATTGATTTTGAGTTTGTTGTTGTTTATTAAGATAATTTTCTATAGCTTCGTTTTGTTCTTGTATTTTAGTTTCAAGAATAATCTGATTGCCTTTCAAGGTGCCTATATCGTCTTGAAGTCTATCAATCCAATAAGCTGAACCTGCAATAGTTGCAAACAACAACCCTCCCATTATTAAACCAATTTTCATAATTAATTAGCTAAAGGATTTTTGCTATCTTCTAGCTTATCTAATTCAATCCAAATTCTTTCAACATCGCTAGTTAATGAAGCAACAGAAGCCTGCATATCGCTATTGTCAGGTATTTTTATACTGTTTATTTGTTTTTCTAAGTATGTAACTTGAGTTTCTATACTGGCAAAACGTTCTTCAATAACTTGTTGTGCATCTTCTGTTTCACCTAGTCCACCTATTTTATTTTCTAAGTTTTCTAGTCTATTAACATATCCAGCTCCTGCATATCCAAAGCCAGCAAGCGTACTTACAATAGTTGCTAAAGCTATTAATTGACCAGCCTTTGATTTAAACCATTCCATATTCTTCTCCTATAAATTGGGTTGTTGTCCAATCATATTATTCATTAAACTTATATTATTGCTTGCTAAACTATAAAAAGCATTAACATTATCACTTATATTTATATCATTATAAATATCTCTGGATTGATACCAAGTTTCTTGTTTAGGTATTTCATAAGTTTTATATACTTCAAATGCCGGAACATAACCTAAATAAGCTATTAATGTTGATTCGTCTGCGTATTGTCCTGTTTCTTGTTGCTCACTTTCTGCCTGTTCTTGTTG